CTATTTGATAAATATTAAATTAATTTTTCATTGCTTCGTTATGGGGCATGGTTGGGGCAAACTCGCTTAACTGTGTATTTAACAAAGCTACCTGTGCATTATTGTTTTCAGACATCCATTTTCCGTATACCTGAAATACCATTTGCGCATCTGCATGGCCCATCTGGTTTGCTATAAATGCCGGGTTAGCACCAGCTGTCAGCGACCAGCAGGCATAAGTATGTCTCGACTGATATGATTTTCGATGGCGGAGTCCGGCACGTTTTATCGCTGCGTCCCACATCTGCCTTATTGAGTCAACGGTAAAATGGTCACCATAATTTTTTACTCTCGCTGACACTTCAGGTTGAAAAACAAAGGTGCATTTTTGTTTTTCTGTTCTGCCATACTCTCTGAGGTGAACATCAATGATATGCTCTTTGCTCAGTCTCGTTAATGTCATCTGACTCCGGAGAGCGTCGATTGCTGGCTTAATAAGATGAATGACCCGATTGGTTCCCGCCTGTGTTTTTGGTACCGTGAAACGGTCTTTTGCTAAATTTCTCCTGATCATCATTGTTCCATTTTTCAGATCTATGTCCTCCCATCCAAGTGCACACAGCTCACCAGGGCGAACTCCAGTATAAACAGAAACACACCATAAATTTTTTGCTTGCTGATTTCTGCACGCATCGATAAGACGGATAAATTCTTCCCGCGAAAGAGGATCCGGAATGGTTCTTGATTCCTTTAATGGCGAGATCCCCTTAAACGGATTATCTGCCAGGTAACCGTTATCAACACCAAACTGGAACACGGCGTTAAGATTTGTCATGTAATTATTTACAGTTACAGCCGATCTCCCTGGTTGTGTAACAATATAGTTACTTTTGGGGATCTGGTATCCAGTCAGTAACTCTTTACGAACCTCCAGTAATTTTTCTTTATTAATCGATGAGGCAAGATTTTTTTCACCGATTATGCTCAGGATATTTTTGATGACGGCACGGTATGTGTTGAGTGATGTTTTGGCGACTTCAGTTTCTTTCAGTGCCAGAAATTTTTCAGCCAGTTCTTTTATGGTTAAATCTTGTCGGGCCTCACCAAATTTTTCCAGATTGCGTGAGGAGGGAAACTGTTTTGCATAGTCGAAAACACCAGTTTTTATTGCGTAACAAACAGAGGAGCGTAGTTCACCTGCAACGCGCCTGTTTTTTGCTGTGTCAGGAACCCCCAGATTTTCCCTGACTCTTACGTCTTTATAAACAAACCAGATACGTAATTTCCCTCCATGGTTTTCCACGCCTGTCGGATATTTCATTTCAACTTCTCTCATTAGTTAGTGTGGCTTTTAGTCAAGTAAGATGACGTCTTGGTCTCGCTGATGCCTGGCGCTCAATCCAGCGATCAATTTCTTCCAGGTTGTAAAAGCATGGACTGTTATCCCATGGCATACCGTCATGAGCGACATGCTTATATTCCCTTCCTTCCATAAACGATTTTTCCCGGGCCTTTTTTAACGTACCTTTTTTTATTCCTTTCAGCGCAATTAACTGCTCTTCGGATACCCATTTGCCGGGAGAGACAATCATGATTACTTCGCTCATCGATTTCTTTATCTCTTACATCAGACGAGCGCCGGTTGCAGAATACCAGTCACAACCGGCGACAGTTGAACATTAAGAATCAGCCTGACTCGGGATCAGTTTTTGCCAGATAACTGAAACGTATTTTGCCTGGTAACGGGCGTCATCAAGTGCATTATGGCGCTCACCTTCGAATGGAATAGCCGTTCTGGCATCGAAGTCTATGGCTTTCCCCAGCTCAACGATTGTGCGTACATCGCGATCGTTGTAGTAACGCCACGGGCAGGGGATCCCCTGCCGTTCGTATGAACGGCGCAAAATCGTGTTGTCGAAGTTGGCTCCATTTCCCCAAACCTGAACAAAAAATTCACCGGAGTTTTCGTCGATAAATTCTCGCAATTGTAACAGTGCATCATCTAACGGGATTTCATCGGTCATAATGGCAGATTGCGCTTCGCGTGATTGCTTAAGCCACCATTTAATGGTGTCCCGATCAATGACTCCGCCAGCAGTTTCCAGATCGATAGTCTTACTAAATTCCGGTCCCATATCTCCGGTTTGCGGATCGAAAAATATTGCACCTATTGAGATGATCGGGGCATCAGGATTTTTTCCCATGGTTTCAAGGTCGATCATTAGATGGTCACACGTCCTGCTGGTGGATGTGATTTCGTGATGACCGTTCACCTTAATTGGGTGATCTGCCGTCTCGCCAGTTTCATTATCGCTATTGTGATGCTGATTGCCGCCAGTGTTCTCCTTGTGTGGATGTTCAGCGCCTTCCATTTCCTCCGGATCATCTTCCTGAACTTCAACCTGATACTCTTCATCGAATGTTTCTTGGTATGTTGCGTCGCCCATCACCGCGCCACAATCAGGGCAGTTGCCGCCGCCGGTCTGACCGCAGGCGGTGCAGACTTTTTCCACTTCCTGTTGCGCTACTGGTTCAGGCTGTTTCGTTTCTGGCTCGTTTTGTAACGCATTTGGACTGTTTTGTTCCGCTTTTTGGTAGTTCCGTTCCGATTCATGCTGGTTCTGGTTCACAGAATCGCGGGTCTGGAGCCCCTTAACCCATTTCGGATCATTCGGGTCACTAATCCCTTCAACAAATTCACCACGTGATGCAGCAAGCAACTTATCGGCGTCAGGCTGGCTGATATTGGCTGCCTGCATAATTTTGTTTACTTCGTCAGCGGTAACTTTTATCGGCTCTGGTTGTTCTGAATCTTCAGCGGTATCTACATTTTGCGGTAAGCCCGTGTATGTGCCATTTTTTCGGGCAAAATATTCTTCTTTTGTGATTTCAGTGGCGCCAGCAGCCAGTGCCTTATCCAGACCAGAGAGTTTGTTTGCGCGACCGTATTTTTCTCCGTCCTTATCTGCGAAGAGGAAATAGAACGGCCCCTCACGCTCTACAGATGGTTCAGCTTCCGGCGCGGTTTCATTTTTTGGGATATCAGATACCTCAGTTTCCACTGCATCAGTTTGTGTTTCTGATGACTGGAGAACATCAACAGTGCCCAGGTCTGTTTCTTCATTCTCAAACACGCCCTTTGTCGTCAGGTATTCGCAGATATATTTGTTCAGTGCTACGGGATCTTTGTGAATGTCGATCGGACGCTCACGGACAAGGCCAAAAATAGTTTGGCGGTCGTAGCGAAGGGCATCAGGCTGTTTGCGCATTGATGCCGAGATACGCTTCCAGTCTTCGCGGTCGTTGTCGATAACTTCTTTTTTTGCCCAGCGATGGATGCTGCCGTCAATGTTTCCGGCATCCACATCACTAGGCCAGAGAGCGTAGGCCAGTTCGTCATCCAGTGTTTTCCATGTCTGCTTGTATTCGCGATGAATGGCAGCAATGACCGGGCTGATTTTTCCTGTTGAATTTTCAGTGTACTGTTGATTGGCTCTGGCGCGGGCGAGATCAACAACAGACGTGTATTTTCCGGTTTCCTTGCGTTCACCTTCGCGACGTTTTTTCCAGATGCGCATCTCTGCCTGAATTTCGGGCCATTTAGTACCAGGAATACATTTATGCTTAACCCACCCAATGGCGTGCAACTTAAGCTCCGGATACATGGCGTTAACTTCTGGCATTTTCATCAACGCTTCAACGATATGTCCGTCGAATGTTGCCATGTCTTCCTGCAACAATTCCTGTGCGCTAATAACCATATCAACGGTGATGTTTTCACATGTGTCGAACTTAACCATGACAGCGTTCTGTACTTCAGGGGCCAGCTTGTCAAAAGTGACGTTCATCGGATCGGATTCAGTCTCAACCGGGACAAAAGAAGCAGACTCCTCATCCCAGCGGTTTTCCTGCATATATTCAGCATCCCATGAATCGAGGGCAGGGCGGGGTATGCCAGGTTTATCCTCGCAGACAATAAATTTATAAGCGCAGTCCTGAGCAGCCGGATAATGTTCCAGGAATTGCCAGTGAAATTTTGCTCGAGCACGGCGTTCGTCGCCAGCTTCAATGGCTGTGGCTACAGCCACAGCGCCTTCTTCCCTTGTTGCCAGTTCGTCAGGAATAGCGGCGCAAATAAAGACTTTACTCATTTGTTTTAACCTCATGACAGATTTAAGGATGAACAAATCCCTGCCATTGCTGGCATATAAGAATGAAACCGGATATTTATTACGGAACTGTTTTAAAGACCTGCCGGGATTTCGATATTATCCTGGTGAATAACTTTATCGACCGGGTAACAGTTACCGGGAATTTTCTGTTCGGTTGCTGCAGTCATACACTCCTGCATTGTCCTGTGAACACTGACTGCAATATCAACTGGCTCTCCGGAAACAAGAAAAACTGTCAGAACAAGCACAAATGCTGAATTCATTGTGCACATCCTTTTGGCATCAGACGTAAACGAGCCAGCATTGAAACAATGCATATTTTATTTAATAGCTCCCGTTCTTGTTTTCTCTTGTTAATGGCATCTTCAGTAAATACTGGGTTACTGATAGTGACACCAATTTCAAAACAACCTTCAGACGTATTAACGTTTGGTAATAACGTTTTCATTATCGCGTCCTCAACAATGAATTTTGTGATGCAGTGCCTGGTGCCTCCAGGTGACGTTAACCAGTTAACAATTAACGCCGGATACAGAGAATCCACCCATAACACTGTTTTTGGTTTTAACTGTTCCGCGTGCGCTCAGCCGCATTCACCACATCACAAAATTCACTTTAAAAAGGGCGGCAGAGCAGTCACGGAGTAAAACTGATACCGCCAAACGTCACCAGAAAATTGATAACAGAGGGCGTTGCAGCGGGGTTGTCACTTAAGCGTATGGTCAACCTGACAACCCGGTGTCCTCAACGGGGAAGGAATAACCCCGCCATACTTACCGCCGCGCCATTTCGCGGGTTGCCACAACCGGAAGCGCACGGTCGACGAAAATTTAACGACAGGCTATCTATGAACCAGCTACCTCGCCGTGCGCTTTCGCGTTATGGTCTGACTTTTCAGGGAAATATCCTTTCAGTAAACTGTCAGTTCCGGATGCGCACCCGTGTCCGGCGCACGCACTCCACCTCACCCGTGGAGAACTCCTTAATTACTAACCTTAGCTTTGTTGATTAGCTACTAACGCGGGTATGTAATCATTCTGGCAATGCTTAATGCCGCTGCTTTTTCCAGATTGGTGATATCCTGCTCCAGAGCGGACAGATTTTCAGCCTGCTTAGCCCTGGCTTCATTAGCCCATTTCAGATCCTGCGCTGCATTAATTTTCTGGCGCATCCACTCATAAAGTTCATCATCGGTATAGTCTGGCGCGATGATGACGGGTTCTCGTTTCTGCATACTGATTCCTCGCGGTGCTGTTTCGCTTATCAGCCGTTAGATTTTGCCGAACTGGAAAGCGCCTGTTTAAATTCGTTGAAGCTGTGAGCTTCTTCGCCTTCGGCAAGGCCTTCGAAGTATTCTTCGTAAGCCTTTTCCATGATTGTGTCAAAATCCATATCACTCACCTGAGTTTCTTTCCAGCCAGCGACGGGCACCATTTTCGGTTTTAAACGTTTTGCTTTTTGTATACGTCATTGCGGTGAAGGTGCCGTCCTGGTTTGGAAACACGCCGTACACCAGAGATTCGTTGTTGCCAAGATCGATAGTATCCATGCTGACCTCATTTCCCCTTAACGCCGGGGTAGCGGAACAAAAACCTGCTGCATAGTTATTAAAGTTGAACCCTGCCGTCATGTTCTTACGCCTCGGGCTGGCTACTTAACCCCTGACCACTGCCTGGTAACTCGAAGTATTGCCCTGCATTCTGTAGGATGGGGTGAGGGAATGAATGAAGTTTAGAAAAACAAACTTTTCAGGTCAATGTTTTTTTATCAAAACATTTTAAGCAGGCAGCTGTTAAGCCATCACCACGATGGCATACAGTTAATCAAATAGATGAGGTTGGTTAAATATCTTGTTGAATTTTAAAGCATACGCCCAATATGCAAGATAGATCATCCAGCATAATTGAAGGGTAGCGAGGATTCGTGGGGACTAAAAGAATATCCGGCCCTTCTATCTCCAGTTTACGAATGACAGGTGTTGTGGTCCCTTTGGGTAAGGCAAGGACAATATTTCCTGGTTGTACGGTTCGATCGGGATCAACAAAAACTGTTGAACCATTTGGGATGGAAACTCCCCCACCAGATGTTGACATACTGTCACTCTCTAGAACAACTGCAAAGGTATTGACCGGGATTTCTCCGACAAGCTGCACACAAGAGGTTATTGAGGAATTTTTCATATAATCACTCCAGCTTGCTGCCTGCTGAAGTGATAGTAGCGGAACCGTTTTTATCGGCGGTAAAGATAGATCAAGCGAATCACCTGTATTTAACTCTCCTCCATTAAGAAGCCAATTTTCGTTTACTTTCAATATTTTTGCCAGTGAACTTATGTAACGCGAGGACGGCGCTCCTCCACCGTTCATCCATTGACTTACGGAGCCTTTTGATGCGCCAGTGCCATTGACAAGGTCTTTGCCTTTCAGGTTTAGCGCATGCATACGTTGGGTTATGCGTTCAGATATAGTTTGCTTGCTCATGTTTTGATTTTAAAACACAGATGGTTTTGTTTCTTGACTTTCTTTGGTTTTGATTATTAAACTTTTGACGTTCAGTTTTATGGAGCGACTCATGAAAAAATCAGAAGTATTAGGCTATTTTGGCGGAGTTGTTAAAACAGCCGCAGCTCTAGGAACGTCAAAAACCACAGTCAGCATGTGGGGGGAAGAGGTTCCGTGGAAATGGGCGTTGCTAATTCAGGCAGTCACTGCCGGGGCGCTCAAATATGAGTTACACATACCGACGGTTGTCATTCCCGGTTCTGATCATAATCCGCCTTCTAACCAAGGGGGGATTCATGAAAATCAAGCATGAACACATCCGCATGGCGATGAATGCCTGGGCGCATCCGGACGGCGAAAAAGTACCGGCTGCGAAAATTACCAAAGCGTATTTCGAGCTGGGAATGACGTTCCCGGAACTGTATGACGACAGCCATCCGGAAGCCCTGGCTCGCAATACCCAGAAAATTTTCCGCTGGGTAGAGAAAGACACCCCTGATGCAGTTGAAAAAATTCAGGCGTTGTTACCAGCGATCGAAAAGGCAATGCCACCTTTGCTGGTGGCCAGAATGCGCAGCCACAGTTCAGCTTATTTTCGGGAGCTGGTGGAGACGCGGGAGCGACTGGTGAGAGACGCTGATGATTTTGTCGCAGTGGCAATCGCCGGTTTCAATCAGATGAACCGTGGTGGCCCGGCAGGAAATGCTGTGGCAGTACATTGACTGACAATAGCCATATCGAATCGCTTCCGGCAACTCGTGAGTAAAAAGATTCGGTATCAGAAGAGGTGAGTATGGCTAACGCCTGGCTCAGATTATGGCATGACATGCCAAATGACCCTAAGTGGCGAACAATTGCCAGGGTGTCAGGGCAGCCAATTGCAACAGTGATGGCAGTGTATATCCACCTCCTGGTGAGCGCGTCACGAAATGTCACGCGAGGTCACATTGATGTCACGACAGAAGATTTGGCAAGTGCGCTCGACGTGACAGAAGAGGTAATTGATTCAATTTTGCAGACGATGCAGGGGCGGGTACTTGATGGTGATTTAATCACTGGATGGGAAAAACGCCAGGTGCTGAAAGAGGACAACGGCAATATTTCGCAAACCGCAAAATCTCCGGCAGAGCGCAAGAGGGCGCAGCGAGAGAGGGAAAGAAAGCGGGAACAAAATGGCGATTGTCACGGCGAGTCACGAAATGTCACGCACATGTCACGACGAGTCACGACAGATAAAGATACAGATAAAGATACAGATCAAGAAGATCAAAACACTATGGTCCATGGCGTAAAAAACGCCACGAACCAGGCAGGGGATGTTCAGACCGTCACTCCTGGCCAGCCCGCAGGCACGACACCGGAAGCCGATTCCGCCATTCAGCGGGAAGCCGATCGGGTAGTCCCGGAAAACACCGGGCAGCCTGTGGGACGAGTGGATTATCCTGATGTGTTCGAACAGGTCTGGCGGGAATACCCGTTGCGTGCCGGGGCAAACCCGAAGAAATCCGCTTTCAGTGCCTGGAAAGCCAGATTACGCGAGGGGGTGCCACCAGAGGCCATGCTGGATGGCGTGAGGCGTTACGCAAGATACCTTGCGGCTACCGGGAAAACGGGAACGGAATTTGTTCAGCGAGCGACGACGTTTTTTGGACCGGACCGGAATTTTGAAAACCCCTGGCTGCTCCCGGTAAGCGGCACGAACAACCAGCGTTGTGTGAATCATATTTCTGAACCGGATAACGAAATTCCGCCGGGCTTCAGGGGGTAAGTGTTAATTTCTGGTCATGAGGTAATTTTCAGGAGGGCTTGTGGCAAAAGTTTTTACACAAGAAGAGCGGGAAAAAATTAAAGGACAGGTTCTTGAACTCGTACGCCAGAGTGGGCGCGAGACGTTACGACAACTGGAAGCTAAAACTGGGGCAACAAGATATCTGATGAGCGTTCTGGCCAGAGAGCTGGTTGCCAGTGGCGATGTATACAATTCTGGCTACGGGTTATTCCCGTCTGAACAGGCTCGTAAAGACTGGCAAAATGCCCGCAAAAAATTATCGAGGGCAAAGCTGAAGAAACCGGTTGTGGTTGATCCGGACCTTATCTGGTCGTTACCTGACGGAGAAATACGTCGCTACGACAGTCGCCTAAACATAATCTGTCGCGAGTGCCGGAAGAGTGAAGCTATGCAGCGTGTACTGGCTTTCTATCAGGGTAATTTTCAGGAGGCGGTACTGTGAGTGAAATTAGCTATCAGGCTTCAATTACCGCTGGCATTCGCATCAAAGGAGAGGAGCATGGAAATAAAACCAGAGGATGAGTTAAGCAATATCGTTTTATTTCCGGTAAAAGAGGATGACCCTCGTAATCAGGTTAATTTTCTTTATGAGCCATCGGAAAGACCATATTGTCATCACGCCTCTGTCCGGGTTGACGAAAAAGAGCGTCAGGTCCGCTGTAAAATCTGCGGTGCAGTTGTGGAGCCATTTGACTGGATGCTCTCTGTGGCGAAAAGAGAAACCAGACTGGCAGATGATGTAAGGCTCTTGCGTCAGGAGGAGCGGGAAAGGCGAAAAAATATAGAAAAGCTAATTCAGATTGAGCGTAACGCGAAAGCGCGGATACGCAGGGCGACAAAATCCAGAACTGAATAATTAAATTTAGCTCTGTTAAAAATTTAATCCTTAACCGGAGGGATTTCTGCACCCTCAGAACATCAGGAGGCCGCCCGAAAGGGCGGTAGTTAAATGCGAAAGTTTAAAATAATTATTGAAACGGGAATAGCCGGTGGAGATTTCGAGGATGAATTCGAAGTGGATGATGATGCGACGCCTGATGAAATACATGACGAAGCAAAAGATATTTTCTTTAACTACTGCAATTACTCATATCACGAAATAAAAGACGAAGAGGAAGAACAAAATGGCTGATTTTGGTTCAACTAAATACAACGTCAGTTTTGAAGAATGGCATGAACTGTTAATGGACTATGCAGAGTTACGTGGTGGCAGTGCTGCTGATGCTGAAGCATGGCGTGATGATTATGAAGCAGGAAAAACTCCGGTCGAAGCATATTGTGATGAGTGGGGCGATGAATGAGCGAGGTTAATTATCAGGAAGGGCATGAAACGGCGGGGCAAGCAAAAACAGTGGCATGGCGATATCGCTACGTGAAAAAAAAGGCGTTACGGACTTTCAGGGGAAGTAGTGGTCTGGTGACTGGAAATATGTACCGAAAAAAGAGGATTGTAACGACAGGCCGAACTATGAAATTCAGGCCTTATTCACTGCCCCGCCAGTCCCGGTTACATCAGAAGAACTGGTTAAAGCTGTGCACTTTTATGAACAACTAAAACGCGAGAATCCACCAGCATCCGGAAACCTGATTACAGATTCCCAGATAAGGCAATGAGCTACCTGGCGCAGAACGGGCTGATAAGTATGGGGAATGTTTTACGATGAATATTTAGACTAAAGAGTTTGTAACGCTATGTAAGTGATTTTTTCTGGTTTAGATATTTATATGTCCGGCCAAACTGAGGTGTGTTTAAATGTAATTGCACATTGATTGTAGGAGGAATAATGAAAAACGCATTGCAGTTTTTGTTTGTTGCGTTCTGGTTGTTCGTATCATGTATGCCCATCATCTTCACAGCAAGGTATATGGAAAAAGTTGATGTTTTGATATTAATATTTGGATATATAAATGCCCTTTTTTTAGGGGTGTTCATGGCGGTCATGTGCATTGAATACTGGCGGTAAATACAGCGAACGCCATTGGTTTAGTTGGATATTTACTGTGCCGGACAAAAACGGTTTGCGGGGAAATCTTAGTTAAGTAGAATGACTGCGGGTGCTTGAGGCTATCTGTCTCAGGCATGAACACCAAAAGGCAGATAGAGAAAAGCCCCAGTTAACATTACGCGTCCTGCAAGACGCTTAACATTAATCTGAGGCCATATCTATGCGACACATAGAGATTAGCCTCTTACGGACCGAAAGGTCAAGGAGAAGCAGGCTATGAAGCAGCAAAAGGCGATGTTAATCGCCCTGATCGTCATCTGTTTAACCGTCATAGTGACGGCACTGGTAACGAGGAAAGACCTCTGCGAGGTACGAATCCGAACCGGCCAGACGGAGGTCGCTGTCTTCACAGCTTACGAACCTGAGGAGTAAGAGACCAGGCGGGGGAGAAATCCCTCGCCACCGCTGATGTGTCAGGCATCCTCAACGCACCCGCACTTAACCCGCTTCGGCGGGTTTTGTTTTTTCCTGGCATTCTGGTTTACAATTCGCACGTCAGCCTGAACACCTGACACCTGCTGCGCCAGCAGAGAAAACAGATGGCGCACAAAACCAAATTTCACAATTCTGATACCGACCTTGCCATCCGGCATGAGCGGCGTTCACACGCATTTAAAACCGACTGGTACCAACACCCACCATGTACTGAAGAACAGGCCGAATGGCTGATTCATTCTTACCGCAGGCGCGGGTTCGAGGTTAAGAAAGCTCTCAGTCTCGACTATCGGCACTGGATAATCTCTGTCAGGCTGCCTTATTCCGAACGCCCACCACGTCCGTCCCGCACTTTCCAGCAACGGATCTGGAGGTAACGTGCGGGTATTACTTAGACCTGTTCTGGTGCCTGAGCTTGGGCTGGTGGTCCTTAAGCCGGGCCGTGAATCCATACAGATATTTCATAATCCTCGAGTGCTGGTGGAGCCGGAACCGAAAAGCATGTGCGGCCTGCCATCCGGAGTCGTCCCTGCCGTTCGCCAGCCGCTGGCGGAGGATAAATCATTACTGCCATTTTTCAGCAATGAGCGTGTGATTCGTGCTGCTGGCGGCGCTGGTGCACTGTCTGACTGGCTGTTGCGCCATATTAAATCCTGCCAGTGGCCACACGGTGATTATCACCACAGTGAAACCGTCATTCACCGTTATGGTACCGGCGCAATGGTGTTGTGCTGGCACTGCGACAACCAGTTGTGTGACCAGACCTCAGAATCACTTGAGCAACTTGCTCACCAAAACTTGTCAGCATGGATGATTGACGTCATCCGTCACGCAATCAGCGGTACGCAGGAGAGGGAGTTATCGCTGGCCGAATTATCCTGGTGGGCGGTCTGCAATCAGGTGGCTGATGCGCTTCCGGAGTCTGTATTGTGTCGTTCACTGGGATTACCGGTGGAAAAAATCCGCTCCGTATACCGTGAGAGTGACATCGTACCGGGAGAACAGACTGCCACCAGCATACTGAAGCAGCGCACAAAAAATATTGCGCTGCCACTTCACGTCCACCAGCAACAGCCCCCACTCCAGGAAAAGACGTTAGTAAGCATCGCCGTTGATCCGGAGTCTCCGGCTCAGTATCTCCAGCGCCAGAAACCACAACGGGAAGAGATGCCTGTATACACGCGCTGGGTAAAAACGCAGAAATGCATGACGTGCGGTAATCAGGCAGATGATCCGCATCACATCATTGGTCATGGCCTGGGAGGTATGGGAACAAAGGCTGATGATTTGTTTGTTATTCCGCTGTGCCGTAAATGTCATAACGAACTGCACGCCGGGGTAAAAGATTTTGAAGAAAAACACGGCAGCCAGCTGTTGTTGCTGATTCGTTTTTTAATGCACGCGAGAAATTCGGGTGTCCTGAAGTGGAAAGCATGAATGACTGAACGCATAGAATTTGTTTTGCCTTACCCGCCGACGGTGAATACCTACTGGCGACGTCATGGCAATACGTATTTCATCTCGGAGGCCGGAAAGCGTTATCGCCGTGATGTGGCGCTAATTGTTCGCCAGCAGCGGCTGAAATTAAACCTGTCCGGAAGGCTGGCGATAAAGGTGATTGCAGAGCCACCGGATAAGCGTCGTCGCGACCTGGACAATATCCTGAAAGCACCGCTGGATGCGCTGACGCATGCGGGAGTGTTAATGGACGATGAGCAGTTTGATGAAATCAATATCGTTCGTGGTCAGCCAGTATCTGGTGGACGTCTGGGGGTGAAGATTTACCCCATAATGCATTAAGAGCAGGTCAAAAAATGAAACTGGAAGATTTACCGAAATACTACTCCCCAAAATCCCCTGGCCTGACCGATGCATCGGCCTCAACGTCAAAAGATGCGCTGAGTATCACTGATGTGATGGCCGCGCAGGGCATGACACAGAATCGGGCTGAGATGGGTTTTTCTGCGTTCCTGGGGAAAATGGGCATCAGTATGAATGACAGGGCGCGGGCAACAGAATTACTGGCAGATTATGCACTCAGTCGGTGCGATCGTGTGGCGGCGTTGAGAAAACTTCCGGCAGAAATAAAACCGGTAGTGATGCGCATTATGGCTTCGTACGCTTTTGAGGATTATGCCCGTAGCGCAGCGAGTAAAAAGCAGTGCCCTTGTTGCTATGGGGAAAAATTTATTGAAAGCGTAGTTTTTACAAACAAGGTCCAGTATCCGGATGGTAAGCCGCCGGTATGGGCAAAGTGTACGAAAGGTGTGTATTCGTCTTACTGGGAAGAATGGAAAAAAGTCAGGGAGGTGGTAAAAGTTGCCTGTCCGGAGTGTGGCGGAAAGGGTGAGGTTTCCACTGCCTGTAAGGATTGCCGTGGGCGTGGTGTCGCCATTCATCGTGAAGAGTCGGTAAAACGTGGTATGCCTGTTATCAGAGACTGCCAGCGTTGTGGTGGTCGTGGCTATGAAAGACTACCATCAACGGAGGCATTTAATGCTATATGCGAGGTGACAAACCAGATAACACGCGCGTCATGGGAAAAAACAGTTAAGAAATTCTATGATGCGCTGGTGACCCGGTTTGATATTGAAGAAGCATGGGCTGAGCGGCAGTTAAAAAAGGTAACTAGGTAACAAGGTTGATTTTTCCGGAATCTGTGGTAAATTCGTCATAATAATGGGCTTTTTATGCCTGACGTTAGAAGAGTTTCTACAACCCGCCGCCGAGCGGGTTTTTTATTGCGGAATTAATTACGGACCGTTATTATTCTGCTCCCGGCCCTTTAGCTCAGTGGTGAGAGCGAGCGACTCATAATCGCCAGGTCGCTGGTTCAAATCCAGCAAGGGCCACCATCACAAACCGCCATTAGCTTATCAGGAAGAGCAGACGACACGATAACAGGGTTGTTGGTGCGGGGGCGGGTCCCCGATGGCGGTCCATTATCGGTATTCAGCGTTGTTAGCTCAGCCGGACAGAGCAATTGCCTTCTAAGCAATCGGTCACTGGTTCGAATCCAGTACAGCGCGCTATATTCATTCTTCCAGATTCCTTCCGGCAGAGCCTTATACTGAAATATACCTGGCTCAGGATATTGTTGAAAATATTTTATGTTTGTCAAAAATAAAAGTTCTGTTAAGTATTGATTGAGTGTTTGTTATACGGTCTAATGGTTTTTTCAGCATTAAATATTTATCATTCATATGGTGTGGGTAGAGTGAATATTGATGAGGCGTCGGGGTGTTTCATCCTTAGGCAGCGTATTGATATAGTCAATGCAGGACGAGCAAAGGCCTTCAGCCGTTTGACAGTTTTGTTCTGTACTCCTGATCGTCTTTCGGGAAGAGACGTTATTATTCTGAATAGTGATGCTATACAGAGGGTTTGCGATGAGTTCATGGTTGCTAATTCAGAATTATTTGCTCTTGTTCAGGAGTACAACAGAATAGCCAGTACCTGTGGTATGGATGAACTTCGGATTACTCATCTGGGGTAGATACATATCTGGATTATCACTTGTTACGGTAAAAAGTGATTGCTTACTGTTTTTGTGAGTGGCATTGCAGCAGCCGGATAATGTCAGTGCTGGCTGACGGTGTGCTGGTGGCGGGTGTGGTGGTTGTTGCTTTCCCGTTGCTGAAAAAGAAAACGCCAGACTGTTAGCCGGGTATCAGTTAGCGGGAGAAATTTTTAAATACTTCACAATTCAGGCGGTTGACTGTTGTCTGGTTTGCGGGGAGTTTGTTAAAAGAAACTGGCATGGTGAATCCCCCTGTGCGGAGGGGCAATCAGCGAGTAGGTATATGGGATAATCGCGGATTCAGGTGCTGGTACTGAATTCACCGGGAGGCACCCGGCACCATGCAATGGCACATAGCGCCACTCTCCAGCCCCTCTCCGGAGGGGCTGTTTATATTGATTTTGTCAGATGTGAGTAAACTCCTTATGGACTTTGTTGTTTTAGTCCATAAGGACATATTTGCAGAGTGCAACGGTTATTAAAGCATTCATTCATTACGTTATCTGTATTTGTAGGGCATTCCTGGTTGTTTTTGATTAAATTCCAGAATGTTTTATTGAATGGTACTACGTTGTAAATGGTTACAGGTAGCACTTTGTTATTGAGCATGATGCCTGTGTGAGTCAGTGTAAATATACTTTCAGGAGGTAAGAAAGCATCCGATTGATACCAGATTATTAATTTTATTTTACTCCATATGACTGAAAAAGATATTCCGCATGATGGCTGGATAACTGTATCAATCACAATCCACTTCATTTACTTTCCTTGTTTATGCCTTGCTGGTGATGTTCTGAAAAGTATAAATGATATTTTTGAATTAAACCATAGAGCAGAATTATTTTTCTGATGTTGTTTATTGTTTATTTAAATACAGGGTGGTTTATATCTCGTCTTGTAGTTTATCCATGCATATCTGCTTGATAATCAGGTTTTTATTTAAGGTATGGTTTTGTGTTTTTTCTGTATTACATGTCAGGTATTTTAAAGAATTATTTTTCAGATGGTGGAAAGAACCATGGCATTTAAATACTATGATGTTGTCAGGGCGGCGCCGCCGTCAGATCTTGCGGAAAAGCTGACACATAAACTGAAAGAGGGCTGGCAGCCGTTTGGTAGTCCGGTGGCCATAACCCCTTATACCCTGATGCAGGCGATTGCAGCAGAAGGTGATGTGGTGGTCAGTGGTGCAACTGAGCCGGAGTGATACTACGTCATCGTACTGGCCCGGCATTCCAGGCCATAAAAGACAGTCTGGCAGTGGGACTAAATGCACTGACGCTGACGGATATTACCAAAAATGCAACGTATGGCGTTGAGATAGAAAGTCTGGTGCTGGAGATAAATGCACCGGCATCATCATAAAAAGTGAGCCAGTCAAATGGAAGGTATCGTTAAACTCACCGGTAGTGTCAGTGGGTCGTCTGAGACGCTTGCATGAGTTATCAGAGCCATCAGTAGTTAACTGGTGGCTTTTTTATTGTTGTCAGCTTCCGGATAACGGGAGACGGGGTATGGACCAGATGGAAAAAATCACAACAGGTGTGTCATACACCACGTCAGCGGTGGGAACGGGCTACTGGTTCCTGCAGTTGCTGGACAGGGTTTCCCCGTCTCAGTGGGCGGCAATAGGCGTGCTGGGGAGTCTGCTGTTTGGGCTGCTGACATATCTGACTAACCTGTATTTCAAAATCAGAGAGGACCGTCGTAAGGCTGCACGGGGAGAGTAATTCAATGACTCAAAACTATGAACTGATTGTGAAAGGGATCCGCAATTTTGAGAATAAAGTTACGGTAACTTTAGCGTTACGGGACAAAAAACGCTTTGACGGTGAAATTTTTGACCTGGACATCTCGCTGGACCGTGTTGAAGGTGCCGCGCTGGAGTTTTATGAGGCAGCAGCCAGAATGAGCATCAGACAGGTCTTCCTGGATGTTGCTGCCGGGTTATGTGAAGGGGATGAGCAGTCGCCGGAAAAGCGCCCCGTAATTTTAGAGGCGCAGAATGTATGGATAACCTACAAAGGAAAGCTACCGGGAAGAATTACTGGTTCTCTGAAGACTCCTCCGGAATCACAACCTTAAGTCACTGACCGGAACAGATAAACCTGTCCGTGGGCAGAAACCGATAAATCCTGATAAATATCCATGAACGCAAAAATCAGATACGGCCTGTCGGCTGCCGTTCTGGCACTGATTGCCGTCGGTGCGCCCGCGCCTGATATTCTCGACCAGTTTCTGGATGAAAAAGAAGGTAACCACACAACGGCATACCGCGATGGGTCCGGCATCTGGACCATCTGTCGGGGTGCCACGATGGTGGATGGAAAACCCGTTTTTCCCGGTATGAAACTGTCGAAGGAAAAATGCGACCAGGTCAACGCCATTGAGCGTGATAAGGCGCTGGCATGGGTGGAGCGCAATATTAAAGTACCACTGACCGAACCACAAAAAGCGGGTATAGCGTCATTCTGTCCCTATAACATTGGCCCCGGTAAGTGTTTCCCGTCGACGTTTTATAAGCGGCTGAATGCCGGTGATCGTAAGGGCGCATGCGAGGCGATTCGCTGGTGGATAAAAGATGGTGGGCGCGATTGCCGCATACGTTCAAATAACTGCTATGGACAGGTTATTCGTCGTGACCAGGAAAGCGCATTAGCCTGTTGGGGGATAGAGCAGTGAGCAGAGTCGCCGCGATTATTTATGCTTTGGTTATCTGCATCATCGTCTGCCTGTCGTGGGCGGTCAATCATTACCGTGATAACGCCATCGCCTACAAAGAACAGCGTGATAAAAAAGTCAGTGAGCTGAAGCAGGCGATCGCCACCATCGCTGACATGCAGCAGCGTCAGCGTGATGTTGCTGCACTCGATGCAAAGTACTCGAGAGAATTAGCCAATGCGAAAGCTGAAAATGAAACTCTGCGCGCTGATGTTGCCGCTGGTCGTCGTCGGTTGCACATCAAAGCAGTCTGTCAGTCAGTGCGTGAAGCCACCACCGCCTCCGGCGTGGATAATGCAACCAGCCCCCGACTGGCAGACACCGCTGAACGGGATTATTTCACCCTCAGAGAGAGGGTGATCACTATGCAAAAACAACTGGAAGGAACCCAGAAGTATATTAATGAGCAGTGCAGATAGAGCTGCCCATATCGATGGGCAACTCATGCAATTATTGTGAGCAATACACACGCGCTTCCAGTGGAGTATAAATGCCTAAAGTAATAAAACCGAGAAATCCATTTACGAATGTTTGCTGGGTTTCTGTTTTAACAACATTTTCTGCGCCGCCACAAATTTTGGCTGCATCAACAGTTTTCTCCTGTCCAATTCCCGAAACGAAGAAATGATGGGTGATGGTTTCCTTTGGTGTTACTGCTGTCGGTTTGTTTCCAACAGTAAACGTCTGTTGAGCACATCCTGTAATAAGCATTGCCAGAGCGGCAGAAAACAACATTTTTTTCATCTTATTATCCTGCATTGTTAAAAACGGCAGAATCCTATGTGACAACAATTAAACGATAGTTAAATGGATTGATGAAAATTAAAACTATATAGGTGGATGCTCAGCCTATTGGAGGTAGTCAGGATTTGAATGTCAGTCTGTTGTCAGCATTCTGGCAATGCAATTTGGATAAAGCGGGGATTAAAAAGATAGAGGCGAGCCGGTCAGGTAGAAATGAATCAGGCTCAAAGTGAAGCGGAAAAGGTCTGTGGCACAAGCTGATGCAGCCATAATTACAGCCTGATGATTTGTGGAATGAAACATGTTGAACCTCCTTAATTGATGTTATTCGAGTGATGAAGGCATTCTGTCCTTCTATAGTGTCCAGTAAATCAAACAGGAAACTTGTCCAACGTGTTGGACAAGCCTCTCCATTAGTGAGTTGTATTGATCACAACTCTACAAAGAATTCATTACTGGGTAGATGAAAATAGTTTCACTATGAATGGAGGAGGCTATGTCGGTGGCTTCTTCATTGGAGTACATATGCCCCCACGAATCCCACGCGCCTGCCGTAAGCGTGGATGTGCAGGTACAACCACAGACAGTTCTGGTTACTGCGATAAACATCGTGGCGAAGGATGGGTACAGCATCAACGCGGACTGAGCCGCCACCAGCGTGGCTATGGCTCGAAATGGGATGCCATACGTGCGCGCATACTGAAGCGTGATAATCATCTGTGTCAGAACTGCCTGCGCAATGGGAGAGCCGTTGAAGCCAGAACTGTGGACCACATCATTCCGAAAGCTCATGGTGGCACGGATGCAGACAGTAACCTGCAGAGTCTGTGCTGGCCCTGTCATAAAGCAAAAACAGCGCGCGAACGCATCAATTGATAACAGTTCCCATCTGTAGGGGAGGGGCAGGTCAAATCTCTGCAACCCTGGCTGCTCAGTACCGCCGCCTGACCTTTCCTCGCATCGCCGCAGGTTCGAAAACTTTTTTTTGGAATGTGATTAAATGATTGATAGGTAAAACCGATTATGTCTGGACCCCCGAAAACCCCGCCACGCCTGCATTTGATACGAGGTAACCCCTCAAAGCGGCCAGTTAAAGACTCCAAAAAAACCGCTAAAAAGGATGAAAAAGGTCTCCCTAAAATTCCGCAACATTTAGGGGCGCAGGGGAAGTACTGGTTCAGGCGAATGGCGGAAGAGCTGAATGCGGAAGGGATCATTTCTCAGCTCGATGCACGTGCGCTCGAGTTACTGGTGGAAGCCTACACCGAATACCGGCATCACTGCGAAATACTCGATGTTGAGGGTTATACCTACCGCACGGAAACGCAGAATGGCGATGTGCTGATCAAGGCACACCCGGCTGCTGCGATGAAGGCTGATGCCTGGAAGCGGATTCGGGCGATGCTTGCAGAGTTTGGTATGTCACCGGCAAGCCGGGCGAAAGTAAATACCGCCGGACCGGATGATGTTGATCCGCTGGCAGAGCTTTTAAAAGCGAGAGACTGATGGCAAAAGTGGCTGACGGGATCCGCTACGCCGAACGTGTTGTTGCAGGAGAAATTGTTGCTGGCGAATTTGTCCGTCTGGCCTGCCAGCGTTTTCTTGATGATCTGAAGTACGGCGAAGAGCGGGGGATTTATTTCAGTGAACCCCGTGCACAGCACATCCTTAATTTCTACAAATTTGTACCCCATGTGAAAGGGGCGCTGGCAGGTCAGCCCATTGAGTTGATGGACTGGCATGTGTTTATCCTCATTAATATTTTTGGTTTTGTCATTCCGCTGGTGAATGAAGAAACCGGGGAAGTTGTCATGCGCAGCGATGGCAGTGGACGCCCGGTGATGGTGCGCCGGTTCCGGACAGCATACAACGAAGTTGCCCGTAAAAACGCAAAATCAACCCTGTCATCGGGTATCGGTCTGTATATGACGGGGGCAGATGGTGAAGGCGGGGCTGAGGTGTATTCAGCCGCAACCACGCGTGACCAGGCCAGAATTGTGTTTGAAGACGCCAAAAATATGGTCAGAAAAGCCCGGTCGACACTCGGGCGGTTGTTTGATTTCAACAAGCTGGCGATTTACCAGGAGCAGAGCGCATCAAAATTTGAACCGCTTTCCTCGGATGCAAACAACCTGGACGGTCTGAACATCCACTGCGCCATTATTGATGAGCTGCATGCTCATAAAACCCGTGACGTGTGGGACGTTCTGGAAACGGCAACCGGTGCCCGTCTGCAGTCTCTGTTATTTGGCATCACCACGGCTGGCTTTAACAAGGAAGGGATTTGCTACGAGCAGCGCGATTACGCCATTAAGGTATTGCGAGGCTATAACAGCGACGTGGAGGGCGCGGTAAAAGACGACTCCTACTTTGCGATCATTTACACGCTCGATGAGGGAGATGATCCGTTTGATGAAACGGTCTGGCAGAAAGCGAATCCTGGCCTGGGCATCTGTAAACGCTGGGATGATCTGCGTCGTCTGGCGAAAAAAGCGAAGGAGCAGGTCTCTGCGCGGGTGAATTTTTTTACCAAACACATGAATGTGTGGGTCACTGCCGAATCTGCCTGGATGGATATGATTAAGTGGGAGAAGTGCGAATACATTGCTCCACAACATGAGCTGAAAACATATCCCATGTGGGTCGGCGTCGACCTTGCTCATAAGATTGATATCTGTGCGGCGGCAAAACTCTGGCGAACCGATAACGGACATGTTCATGCTGATTTTAAATTCTGGCTTCCGGAAGGACGGCTGGAACGATGCTCGCGGCAGCAGGCAGAACTTTACCGGAAGTGGGCGGAGATGGATAAGCTCATCCTGACGGATGGTGATGTTATCGATCATGCTCAGATAAAAAGTGACTTACTGGAATGGATTGGCGGTGAAAACCTCAGGGAACTGGGGTTTGACCCGTGGAGCGCAATGCAGTTCAGCCTGGCACTGGCTGAAGAAGGGATACCGCTGGTGGAGGTTCCGCAGACGGTCCGCAATCTGTCAGAGGCCATGAAGGAAACGGAATCACTGGTTTATGCCGGGCGTTTCCATCACAGCAATCATCCGGTCATGAACTGGATGATGTCTAACGTTACTGTAAAACCGGACAAAAACGACAACATCTTCCCGAATAAATCCACGCCGGAAGCCAAAATCGACGGCCCTGTTGCGCTTTTTACAGCCATGAGCCGCTTTCTGGTAAATGGCGGGGGCGTGAATGACTTTCTGTCCACGCTTGATCCTGATGAGGACCTGTTAATTCTGTGAAACAGCTTATTACTGATATGACCGGGCTGATCGGTTTCGGTCTGCTCACTGCTGGCGTTTATCTGTATGCAGGTCTGCCAGCGTCTCTGATGCTGTCTGGCTGTTTGTTGCTGCTTTATGCACTGGTGGTGTCCATGAGGAGAAAACATGCTTCTTGATGCTCTGTTTCGCAGTGAGCCTCTGGAAAATCCCTCGGTTCCGGTAACCGGAGAGGCTGCTGAGACGGATAATATTTTTGCCCGGGATGTGTATGTCAGTCCGGAAACATCCATGAAGCTGGCTGCTGTCTATGCCTGTATTTATGTTATTTCATCCAGTGAGGCTCAGATGCCCCTGCATGTGATGCGAAAAACGAATGAGCATGTTCAGCCTGCACGCGATCATCCGTTGTTCTGGCTCGTTCATGATGAACCGAATGCCTGGCAGACCAGCTATAAGTGGCGGGAACTGAAGCAGCGTCATGTGCTGGGGTGGGGCAATGGTTATACGTGGGTAAAACGTAATCGTCGTGGAGAGGTTACCAGCCTTGAATGCTGTATGCCATGGGAAACTACGTTACTTAACACCGGTGGGCGTCATACTTACGGGGTGTATAACGAAGAGGGTGCATTTGCGGTAAGTCCGGACGACATGATCCATATCAGGGCGCTGGGAAACAATCAGAAAATGGGACTGAGCCCGATCATGCAGCATGCTGAAACCATTGGTATGGGAATGAGTGGCCAGCAGTATACCAGCGCCTTTTTTAACGGTAATGCCCGTCCTGCCGGTATTATTTCTGTGAAAAATGAACTGAACGAACAAAGCTGGGGCAGGCTTAAAAATATGTGGCAGCGGGCGGTGACAGCGCTTCGCAGCCAGGAAAATAAAACCATGTTGCTGCCTGCGCAACTGGATTACCGCGCTCTGACAGTTTCTCCGGTGGATGCTCAGATCATTGATATGACCAAGCTGAACCGGTCGATGATTGCCGGGATTTTTAATGTCCCGGCGCACATGATTAATGACCTGGAAAAAGCCACATTTTCGAATATTACGCAGCAGGCGATTCAGTTTGTTCGCTACACGATGATGCCCTGGGTTGCGAACTGGGAGCAGGAGCTTAACCGTCGCCTGTTTACCCGTACAGAACGGGCTGCCGGGTATTACGTTCGTTTCAACCTCACGGGGTTGCTCCGTGGGACCCCACAGGAGCGTGCGCAGTTCTATCACTTTGCCATTACAGATGGCTGGATGAGTCTGTCACGAACGGTGCAATAG